GTGCATCGGGGTGTCACCGGAACCAGTTACATCAAGTAAGTAACTGGTTCCGGTGTGTACCCGTGCGCAAATCGTTGAGATATCTGAAAAAAAAGATCGCCGCAAGCGGGCGATCGAAGGGATTTTGAAGGGATGGAAACCATCCCTTATATGAGTTATTAGTAATTACCCGTTGTTGTCAGAAGCAGACGGTTTAACCTCGGTCGCTGAAGCAGTCTGAGGTTCTTTAGAAGGCTCAGGAGCTTTAGCTTCAGCAGGAGCAACAAAGCCAAGTTCTTCAAGCTTACTCCTCTGTTCAGGATCATTAAGCGCCTGGAGGAAGTCAGATGGAGAATTATTGAAAGAGGCGCGAATGCGGGACGGAAGGCTTTCAAAGTATTCAGTTGCACGAGCAACAGCATTCTGAGCAGTCTGAAAATCTGTGACGTCAGAAAAGTCGCCAAACTGAATGGGGCGCTTCGGCGTAAAAGGATCAGTCAAAAAGCCTGTCTCAGCATATTTCTGAAGAATGTTATCAATCATCGTCTCATCTTTGAAATGCTGTTGAGTCATCGACGGTTCTGTAAAAACGATACCTTCAGCAGTAGCGTTCGTATGATTAATTTTGAACTTCATATAAGCTCCATATAAAAAAGTCCTCGCACTGCGCAAGGACTAATTAGAAGAATCTCCGTGTTGCGGCCGCGTCTGTACTTAGACTTCGGTCTTAGCAGGCGCGGCCGCTTTGAGGTCCTCAATCGCAGAAACAAAAGCAGTCGCGGCGGCAATCTGTGTCGGAGCAGAGGCTACAAGCTCTCCAGTCTCATCAGAGTACTGACCGATCTCATAAAGAAAGAAATCGTCAGGATGCTGACCAACGGTAGTGCGACTATCACGAACGAGATCAGAGAAAGACCGAGATGCATCAGCTGCAGAACGGCTGAAGAACGGCGTATTAAAAACCTGAAGTTTAGAGTCGAAAACGGAAAAAACCTTAAGGATCATGATTGATTCTCTTCCATAACGCGTCTGAGTTTAGCGGCTTTCAGTTCTTGGACGCGTTCACGAACTGAGAGACGTTGCGGCGAAGCTTCGCCAGTATCTTCAAAATCACGACCTCGCTTTTCGCGAAGACGCTTAATCTCTTCATAACGAACAATATCAGAACGCTCCAACAACTTATCAAAATAAGCTGGAGGATTCATCATAATCTTCTCGCTAAGAATAAGTCGATCATTAGTATAAATATCAGTCATGTACTTTTCACAAAAGTCATGACCAATGCCAGGTTTAAGCGAGCAATGACAAAATTCAGCAACCTTACCATCGTAATGCTCAAGCTTCAAAGGACCTGTAATTTTCTTCGTAACATAACGAGCGACATAAGCGGCAGTCTCAAAGTTGACTGAGCCAATCGAGCTAAAACCATACGGCCAAAGTTTCTCAAGCGTACGGCTACGATATAAGTTATTGCCTCGACGAATCGACCAGAGCTGTTTATCTACAAAAGTAACGCCAAAAATTATGGCGTGATAGTGAGGACGACCAAGCTTATCGCCATACTCACCACACATGAAAAAGCGAAGCTGTTGACCAAAACGGCTCATGAAGTATTTACGCATGCGCTTCATGAACAGCTGAAAATGCTCGTAATGAAGTGAGCCATCTTCAGGCAAGTGAGCATCGTCATAAGTCAACGTAAGAAACATGTTGTTCTTATGTGACTTAGCTTCAACAACACATCGAGCGGCCCATTCACGAGACTTAGAAAGACGACAGCCAATGCATTGACCGCAAGGAATCTTAAACTCAGAAAACGGAATAGCCTTCGAAGGATCAAAGGTTACAGCGTTGCGAGTACCGTCTTTAGTCTTAGATCCGGCAAGTCGATAAGCCGTTATCGGGTGAAAGCAAGGCATTTTTCAAGACACGCAATATGAAGCTCACGAAGAATCGTCTCACGAGAAGAGCGAAAACGAACCTGAAATGAACAAAGAGCGACCCAAGGGCGATCGCGATAAAGCGTCCAGGTCACCAACTTGCGACGACCAACATAGCTTTCTTCGCCAGGGATGAGCCAGCAGACGCCAAAGTCTTTAAGAGTCAAACGAAAAGCCGCAGTAGCCATAGCGCAGTTCCAAATGAAATTGAGATGTTCAAAATGATAACTATGACGACCGCGGCAGGTAACAAGGGTTAACGCTTAAATGCGGAAACCGCCGCGCATAGGCGTAGCACGAGTATTCAAAGTCTTCGTACGTGATGCACCTTTACGGAAAATACGCTTAGATGCCTTACGAGAAAGCTTATGACGACGACGAGACATATAAACCTCACTTTTTAAAAAGCTTCTTAATGGCCTTGAAGGCCTCCCAAATCGCTGAACCGGAGTTCAACAAAACATTAACAAACTTAAGGATCGCATCTATCATTTTGCCAAACGAGCTGCACCTACGGCAGAAGTAGCAGCAGATGAAGTGTTATTGAACGGATTGATAAGACCCATCCACTGACCAAATTTCCAAGCAGAAGAATGATCGCGCATATAATCAAAAACCATCTTTTGCTTTTCGGCGGCAATAGCAGAATTCTGCGTCATGAATTTCGCTTGCTTCAAATTCTCTTCTTGAATCTTATTAGCAATCTCTTGACCTTTCGTTTGAGACCACATCAAATTTGATGAGCTATCAGAAGCAACAGCCTGAGCACGCTTCAAACCAGCGTCTGCTTGAAGTGCAGAATTCTGAACATAAGTCTGTTTCTCAAGAGCATCTTTCAAACTCTTCTCAGAATGCTGAGTTGAAGTTTCAGCACCAGACTTAAAAGCGCTAGCAAGATCAGGAGCGACGATCGGAGGCGCGTTGCCAGGAGTACCAGAACCGCCTGTAGCCGACAAAATCGGATTGAGACCAGCTTTACGCATATCATCAACTTCCCACTGGTGTCTATTCTGCATCGCTTCTTTCTGATGCTTCCAGCCAAAATATGCCGATAAAGCAGAACTGCCTAAATTGGCAGCACCGCCTATCGCTTCAGCCAAAGGGAAACCCATATCACTGTCCTAAAGCAAAGATAACAACAGTGCCAACAACGGCAAGCCAAATAAATAAAGCCATAACAACTCCTTAGAAGTGATCAACCAAGCCAGGCACTGAGTAAACAGGCATCGGACGAGCACACTTCAAACGAATATAAGAGTCAAACAAGAATTGCGGCTCATTCTGAACAGCGATTACACGCTCGACTGGCGGATTATCTTCAATGAATTGCGACGAAAGAGTTGGCAAAGAGCTGAACTTCTGCGCTAAATGCCAGCTGTCAAGCGGCTGCGGATCAGTCGAACGGAACTTACCAGTGATCTGTCCAGGGTAATAGCGATACTCGGCATAACGTTCCTGATAGCCAAAGACCTTATCGTCATCAGCAGTGCCTTGAGCGAAGATCTCTTTATTGAGAACAGCCTGCTCTCCGAGATGCGCTAGCACAGGCCAGTAGAAGTCAAAACGACCCTGGCGCGACCACATACGATTCAAGCCTTGCTGATAAGTCAAATCAGCACGAACATTCACAAAGCCAAAAACGTAGCCATGCTCGACAAAGGACTTCGAAAAGCCATGAAAGCTGTCTGAGGCTACACCGTAAGCGGCAAGGTTGCCTTGCGGAGTCGTCTCATTCGTAGCTGAAGTCTGCTGAACAGGATTGATCGAAATGCGAGCAGAAGAACCACCGAGGTATTCAGGACGCTGGAGACGAGCATCAGGCGAGATTACGCCAAAGTGAGAACGCAAGATTTCTGTGTAGCGCGTACCGCCGCGCGCGTCGCGTTCATAGAGCTTCTGAATCTGGAAAGCTTGACGAAGATCGTTAATAGAAATTGGAGTGGCAGACGACAAATTAGCAGTACCAGTCAGAGCAGGAATGGTAACGCCCACATCAACAAAAGAAGCAGAACCAGGGTCATGACCCTCGGAATTCTGCAAATAGAAAGAATCAATTACACGAGAACGAGAACCAGTATCGAGCCTATAAGTCTTCGCATAAGGGAAAACAGTCAAAGAACCACCCTCCTTAAGAGCGATCTGACCAAGACTATTTCCAGCAGGAATACTCACATCAGCAGAACCGCCAATAGAAATTTCTACACCAGGACCTTTCTGAGGCCACGGCAGGCATGACGTGAAATAGTCATGACGCTTACCACGACGTACAAGATTATAGTCAGCCAAATTATCTGGACCATCACCGGTCGGAACATTCAAAGATTCCTGAAGATTCTCGTCTCTAAACCACTCATTGAAAATCAAATTGTAAGCGCGGAAAGGAAGCGCATTAACTTTCAATGCTTCCTTGACATTAGTCGGAAGACCAAAATAATCCCACAAGGTCTGATTCTGAACATTCCTGCCGGAAACAGTAGGAATCAAAAAGTCTGTAAGGTCATTCGGATTTCTCCGCTCACCATTGAACTTCTGCCAGTTGTCCCAAACAAGACGGTTAGGAACAAAGAAGAAGAAAGTCTCTAAATAGAGATTGTCCATGAAAGGAACAATTGGCGTAGCCAAACGAGCAAACAAAGTAGCAGTCAGCTTAAAGCTATCACCGGGAAGAACCTCATCTACGTAAAAAGGAACCAGATAACCTGAATTGAAGGTTGTCTTATATCCATGGGAACGATCAAAAACCGATCGAGGAATCTGAGTCGAAGGAATCTGAGAGAACAGATGCTGAGTAGAACGATTAACTGATGACATCTAAAAATCCATAGCTATAGATAACAAAAAAGGCGGCTAGGTCCGAAAGCCCTCTCGACCTAACCGCCTTACGGCTCTAAAACCAAAACTCAAAAAGCTTTATCACCGTAGGACAAAGCATATACCACAAGTCAAAGAGAAAGCAAACATTCGAGCAGTGCGTTGGGTACCCGCACGTGCATCGGGGTGTCACCGGAACCAGTTACATCAAGTAAGTAACTGGTTCCGGTGTGTACCCGTGCGCAAATCGTTGAGATATCTGAAAAAAAAG